TACCCATGCCGCCGACAATTTCTGCGTTCGCACCCGATGCCAATCAAGCCTGGCACAGCGTATCCAGTAGTCGACTACCTGCAGCGATACGCCAGCCAGATCAGCGACCTCATGCGGCCGCGCCAGCCCTTGCGCCAACAACCGTAATGCCGCGCGACGACCGCCACGATCAATTAGTTGCATTTGATAACCATAAAAATGCCCTCGCCAAAGTCAAGCCCCCCCAAGCCAAACCGCGCAAGAATAGCCCAACAACGCCAACACCTTGGTCCGGTGCGTTGTGACGACCCCGAAAAAATAGTCTGTGTCGCGCGTCCAAAGTCGCGTGCGCGCGCTTATCCTTTAAGTGAGCGACCAGCGAACGCGCTAGGAGCAATAGCGACGAAGCCAGCGCGTCAGCGCTACACCTAAGGCTAACCGCGTGCATTCCACTATCGGTAGGCCATCGCTCTATACGGACGATGTCGCCGACGAAATTATATCCCGCATCGCAAGCGGCGAAAGCCTCCGAGCCGTCTGCCGCGACCCAAGCCTCCCAGCCGCTCCTACCGTGTGCCTGTGGGTTGATACGAGAGCGGACTTTGCTGAACGCTACGCGCGAGCACGAGAGCGCCTGGTAGAGCACTGGGCCGACGAGATAATCGAGCTGGCAGACGCAGAAGTGCCACCAAACGACAACGCCGCAGTACAGCGCGCACGCCTCCGCGTCGACACCCGCAAATGGCTCATGAGCAAGCTGGCGCCACGCAAGTACGGCGACCGTGTCGAGCACGTCATCAAGTCGGGCAACGCCGCCGACCTCACCGACGATGAGCTGGCCCGGATCGCCATGGCAGCCGCCCCGGCGCTGCTGCTGACCGCCGATCGTTCGTCGGACGTTAGCTCAACTCCAGCCACTGACGCAGAAGGCGAGCAGGATCAGTAGCTTACGGCAACGGGCCGATTAACCTGAGATTAACCGGCGAGCGGTCCCCGCGTTCGCGAGGACAGGCAACCAACCCTATTCCTGCCAGGATGCGAGGCCGGGGAGTATCCGGAAACAGGCCGGGGGGCGACAGTGTCTTGTACGTGTACCTCCCCTGTCCCCCGCCGCCGTTGTTTCCGCAGCAAGTGCTGACCTCCTCTCTTTCATCTGGTTGTGTGCTGCGGTTTTGGCGTTGCTGCCCCTGGGCAATGATTGCTTGGCCGACCGCTTACGGTTAGCTTCGAGCCGCGAGGCGAGAGCGGTTCGGTCTCCGCCTGGCGGTTATCGTAACCGGCGTTCTTGGTTTCTGTGGTGATACCTGCCTGTGCTCGGCTACGACCGGGCATTGCAGTTTGGGTCTGTTGTTTCGGCATTCTGCGCGCGAGTTGTTACGTGCAACGAGAGGAGTGGGTGGGATGCCGTTGAGATCGCCGGCTCGGAAGGGCAAGTGATGGGCGAGCGTGACATTGTCGAGCGGCTGCGTTTCGATGCGGGCGCCGACGAGATCGAGCGATTGACGACCGAGAACTGGCAATTGAAGGGGGCGCTTGGTTACCGGGTTCCCGGCCACATTATGGAGGGCGATTTCAAGTGCGGGCTATGCGCGGCCAGGACCAATGACGTCGTTGAGGCTACTGCCGAGATTGGGCGGCTGAGGACCGCGCTGCGACGGATCGTGTCGCCCGCTGAAGTACGCGCGAACAATCGCACAGGAAACGCTGGCCGCGAGGGATACGCGATGACCGACATTATCGAGCGGCTGCGCGGAGTGCGCGGGGGATGGACGGATATTTCCTGCGCCGCCGTCGAGGCGCTGTGCAGCGAGGCTGCTGGCGAGATCGAGTTGTTGCGGGCGGATGCGGCCTGCCCCCGCCTGTCCTCGGCTGCCCTCGAGACCCATCGAAGGGCTACGACCGAGGGAGTTTCATCGGGGGGGAAGGCGGTGTTGAAGCCGAGTGGCGGCAAGCGCAAGGGGAAGTGATGCGAGCGGAGATTTGGACGGCGCAGTGGTTGGCCGAGTTGGTCCGCGAGATGGACCTGACGGAGCGGGAACTGGAGCGGTTGCTGGAGCGGCGCCGTGCGCTGGGTCCGCCGCCGCCTGGTTTCATGGCGGCCTATCGTGATGCGCTGCGGCGCTGCGGCAGGGTGCATGAGTGAATGAGTGGGACGGCGACGATTGGTGAAGGCGTCAGCGGGTTGGCGGCGGTGCAGATGTTGCAGCACCGGCGGGCGGTACGGCGGAGTTTTGCGCAGTGGTGCCGGCATCGCGGGTATGAGCCGGCGTTGCATCATTTGCGCATCATTGAGGAGATAGAGCGGTTTCTGGCGAGTGATGACGAGGTGCTGTTGTTATTTGCGCCGCCAGGGTCCGGGAAGTCGATGTACGTGTCGGTGTTGCTGCCGCCGTGGTATTTGAGCCGGTATCCCGGGCACTCCATATTATTTGCGACCCACAGTGTGGAGTTTGCGGAGCGGTGGGGGAGAAGGGTGCGCAACGACATTGCGGTTGAGGACAAGACGCTCGGTATTTTTTTGTCGGACGACAACAAGGCGGCGGGCAGATGGTCGCTCAAGAGCGGTGGCGAGTACTACGCGGTTGGCGCCGGTACTGGCATCAGCGGGTACCGGGCTGATCTTGGCGTTGGCGACGACTTCTTTGGCTCGCGCGAGGATGCCTACTCTGAGACGGTGCGCAAGGGGCGGTGGAATTGGTATCTCGACGACTTCAGTGCGCGTTTGAAGCCGGGCGCCAAACGTATTTTGATGAATACGAGATGGCACTGGGAGGACGTGGCGGGGCACGTAGTGGAGCAGATCGAGAGTGGGCAGGTGCGCGGCCGGATCATTTCGATCGCGGCGGTGGCGGAGGAGAACGATTGTCTGGGGCGGAGTGTGGGGGAGTATTTGTGGGACGATCCTGGCGGTTATAACTACGGCGAGTTCCTGCGGGCGCGACAGCGTGAGACGAGCCCGATGATGTGGTCGGCGTTGTACCAGCAGCGGCCGGCGCCGGAGGAGGGCGATTATTTCAAGGCCGAGTGGATCGTGGAATGTGAGGAGAGCGAGATTCCGGAGCGCGAGCGGCTCGTGGTGTATGGCGCCAGCGATTATGCGGTGACGGCGGACGGCGGCGACTTCACGGTCCACATTGTCGTCGGGCTCGACCCGAATGGGCGGATGTATTTGCTGGATGTTTGGCGGAAGCAGGCCGGGGCCGACGAGTGGGTGGAGGCGTTCTGCGATCTGGTCAAGCAGTGGAAGCCGATGGCGTGGGCCGAGGAGCAGGGGCAGATTCGCGCCGGCGTCGGGCCGTTCCTGGATCGGCGCTCACGCGAGAGGCAGGCCTATGTGGCGCGCGAGGGGTTTCCGACCAGGGGTGACAAGTCGGTGCGGGCGCAGTCGATCAGGGGCAGGATGGCGCTCGACAAGCTGTATGTGGCGCGGGCTGCGAAGTGGTGGCCGGCGTTGCGGTCAGAGCTGCTGACGTTCCCGGCCGGCAAGTACGACGACCAGGTCGACGCACTCGGGCTGTGCGGGCAGCTGCTCGACGTGATGGTGGCGGGGCGGGAGCAAAAGCAGCAGAAGAACGTGGTCAATATCGGCTACCGGCGGCTCGAGCGGCAGGTCGAGGGGTTCAAGACGCTTTAGCGCACAGACCCCCTATTATAAGGAACGCGCGCGCGCGTAGCATAGAGCGTGCCAGTTTCCGCCGAGAACTTCCGAGAACTTCCGAGCGAATTGCTGACGCGGCCCGCCGAGGGTCTAAGCCGGCGTTCGGGCGGGTGGGCCCAGCCGCGCCAGGCTGTAGCTTAGTATCGTAGCGGACGTTTAGTCACCCTATCCATTCCGGCAGGTGCGCGGCGCAAGCGGGGCCTGCCCTCGTGGAAACGGGGGTGCGTTGTTCGGCCCCCGTCCGCGGCCGACCGTGCCAGCGTTGCAAGCCATCTCTACCTCGGAACAACTTGGGCGCCGGTTGCGAACTAGCCCTCCTGGCCGGCGCCCCCTTTGGAGTATCCCCATGGCCGAAGAAAAAACCGCCGCGCCCAAGGAAGAAGTCCCCGACACCGCCGACACCATCGTCACCCGCATCGAGGACAATGTCGCCAAGATGCATACGGCCTCGCCGTCGGGCACCGAGGCCATCCAGGCTGAACTCACGGCGGATCTTGAGAAGTTGCGCGCCACCGCGCCGCCGCCCGACCCGCCGGCCACGCGGGCCACTACCGCGTCCCATAAGGCCAAGGCGGCCGACGACGATGACGACGAAGAGGAAGAGAAGCACGGCCGCGGCAAGCGCAAGTGACGGCCATGAAGCCTAACGCCGACGCCAAAACTACCGAGCCGGAAACCGCCGGGCCGAAGGGCGGCACGCCCCCCATAATTCCTCCCGACACCACCACCATCGTCGCGGCCCGGATGGACATTTTGATCGCCGGACTGCTGAGTGCCACCCCTTCTCGCGTCGTCAGTATCCACGACAGTCTCGTCATCGAGATGAAAAAACTGCGCTCCCTCGGTGGCTTCTAAGAGGAGAGGGCAAAGAACCGTGAAGATCGACGCCGACGCGCCCGCGCTCAACCTGGCCCCCGTCCAGTTCCGTAACTGGGACAAGCCCGGCATCGCCATCCGGGCCGACAAGGCCGCCCAGCATGCCGCCAACCTGCGGCTGATCGCCGAGCACATGACGGCATCTGACCGGCACTTCGCCGACTACCTGCGCCGCTTTGCGGGACAACTCAGCCCCGAGGTCGTCAAGACCAGGCAATTGGCGGAAGATCAGCCGCCGCCGCCGGAACCGGAGGCCGCGTGATGGCCGGTGCCGCCGTCGTCGCATTCTCAGGGGGCAACAGCCCGGTGCCGCAGCCGCAATACGGCGGCGACGATACATTCGGCGAGGACGACGGCCGTTACTACTCGATTTCCAAACTACGTCGGCAATACCTGGATTTTCTTGGGTCGAAGTCGCCGGAGATCTACGAGCAGAAACAAGCCCGCCGCTATGACTCGGGCGACCAGTACACCAAGGAAGAACTGCAGATCCTGAAGAAGCGCGGCCAGCCCGCGGTCGTCTTCAACATCATCCATCCCAAATACAACGCCGTCGTCGGCATCACCGAGCGGCTGCGGCAGGACCCCAAATGCTATCCACGCACGCCGCAGCACCAGCAGGGCGCCGATCTCGCCACCGCGGTCCTGCGCTTTGCGCTCGATAGCAACGACTGGAAGGGCAAGCATCCGCGCGTCGCCCGTTTCGGCGCCGTCGACGCCATCGCCGGCATCGAATACGACCTCGAGCGCGGCGACCAGGGCGATCCCGACGTGCGCATGCACATCGTCTATCCGGACACGTTCTTCTACGACCCGCGCTCGTTCGACGAAGGCTTCACCGACGCCCGCTTCATGGGCGTCTCGAAGTGGGCCGATCCCGAGCAGGTCAAGGAGATCTTCCCCGACAAGGCAGACGAGATCGACAGCCTGATCGAGCAGGGCTCGGATCTCACCCAGGATAGCGATCGCGAGATCATCTGGGCCAATTCGACCCAGAAGCGCGTGCGCCTCGTCGACCATTGGTACATCTGCGACGGCGAATGGCGCTGGTGCGTCTATATCGCCAACACCAAGATGGACGAGGGCCGCTCGCCCTACACTGACGAGCGCGGCAAGACCTTTCCCAAGTACCGCATGTTCTCGGCCTCGATCGACCAGGACGGCGATCGGTTCGGCTTCCATCGGCAGTGGAAGGACCCGCAGGACGAATACAACATGCGGCGCTCGAAGGCGCTGCATCAACTGAACTCGCGCCGCATCCGCGCCACCAAGGGCATGGTCGACGATGTCGAGGTGGCACGCCGCGAGGAGGCGAGAGCCGACGGCTGGATCGAGTTGAACCCGGTGCCGAACGGGCAATACATCGCCGACGACCAGCGCCAGATGGCCGACATGCGCGCCCACATGGAACTGATGAACGCCTCGCGTGAGATGATCGAGAATTTCGGTCCCAACCTCGCTTTGCTCGGGCAGGGCCTGCAGGACAGTTCCGGCCGCGCCATCGCGCTGCTGCAACAGGCCGGCATGTCGCAGCTCGGCCCCTACATTTCGGCGCTGAAGAACTGGAAGATCAGGGTTTATCGCGATCTGCTCAACATCATCCAGCAGCACTGGACTGCGGAACGCTGGGTCCGCGTTACCGACGACGACTCGCTGCCGCAATTCTTCCAGATCAACAAACTGTCGGTCAACGAATATGGCCAGCCGATCATCGTCAACGCGGTCGGCTCGCTCGATGTCGATATCGTGCTCGACGAAGGCCCCGATGTCATCAACATGCAGGCCGACGCGCTCGGCGTGCTGCAGTCGCTCGGCCCCAACTTCGCGCAGGAGTTCCCCGAGGTCGTGCTCGAACTCACGCCGCTGCCGTCGCAACTGAAAAAGGCGATGCAGGCCAAGATCCAGCAGAAGCAAAACCAACCGCCGCCGCCCGATCCGAAAGTGCAGATGCTGCAACAGCAACTGCAACTGGAGGACATGCGCGGCAAGCAGCAGATGGCGCTCGAGCAGCAGCAATTCCAGCAGAAACTGGAGTTCCAGCAGCGCCAGCACGACCTCGACCGCATGCTCAAGCTCGACATGGCGCGCATGGCCGACGAGCAGGATCGCCGTCAGCACGCCGTCGATCTGCACAACGCCCACCTCGATCGCTCCGCCGACATCATCAAGGCACACCGACCGCCGGCCACCAGCGTGGCCTACGGCGACTTGCCGCCCGACGGCCAGCAGCAACTAGCGGCGCAGGCCGGCCTCGACATCGCGCGGCCGGAGCCGGAACCGGCAGAACCACCACCACAGCAACCCTAGAGGCCGTCATGGCAGTACCATCAGGCGATCGTTTTGCGAATGTCACGGGGGGTATCTCAGACCCCGGCTGGGACGCCTTTGCGGTCACGCCGTCGAACTCCACCAACTTCACCGCCACGGCCCGCGCGCTCTACATCGGCGGCGTTGGCGATGTCACCGTCGTCACCGCCAACGGCAATGTGGTGACGTTCACGGCCGTGCCGACCGGCACCATCCTGCCGATCCGCTGTACGCGCGTGAACTCGACCGGCACGGGCGCCACCTCGATCACGGCGTTCATCTGACAGGGCAGATTAGATGCTCGGTCTCGGCCTCACACTGATGCAGGTCGCCGTCCGCGGCGGCGGCAAGGTCATTGGTGCGCAGATCCTCATATCCAACCGCACGCAGGACGAAAACACCGCCATCGGTACCGCTATCGGCACCTTCACCGTGGTCGGCGGTACCGGCACCTATACCTTCACCAAAACTGCAGATCCTTCGAGTGCCTTCACGCTCACTGCTGGAGTGCTCAAGAATGCGATTGTATTCGACTACGAAACCACGACCGCCTACAGCGTAACCATCCACGCTGACAACGGCGCCGGCTCGACGGTCGATCGCACGCTCATCATCGGTGTCAACGACATCGACGAGGTGCCGCCCGTCATCACGGTCTCGACCTCGCAGTCGATCCCGGAAAACTCCGCCTTCTCGCTCACGCTCACCGCCGACAAGGCCGTCACCTGGACTAAGACCGGTGGCGCCGACACCGCGCTGTTCACGCTCACGTCGGGCGTGTTGTCGATGACCGCCAAGGACTTCGAGATCCCGACCGACGCCAATACCGACAACGCCTACGTGGTGCAGGTGACGGCCACCAGCGTGGCCTACGCGCCCGCCACCACAAACGCCACCATCACGGTCACTGTGACCGACGTGGCCGGACCCACCATCACCTCCTCGGCCTCCTTCTCGACGCCGGAGAATGCGAGCTTCTCGACCACGCTGAGCGCGAGCGAGAGTGCAACCTGGGCCAAGACCGGCGGTGCCGATACGGCCCTCTTCACGCTCTCGGGTACCACGCTGTCGCTGCCGGCGCAGAACTTCGAAGCCCCGGCCGACGCTGATGCCAACAACACCTACATCGTGCAGGTCAAGGCCACCAGTGTGGCAACCGGCGAGGTCTCCAGTGGCCAGACCATCACCGTCACCGTCACCGACGTGGTGGAGACCACCAACTATCTGCTGCTCGTCGACGGTGCCAGTTATCTGGTTCTCGCCGCCACCGGGAAACTGCTGATCGTTGGCGGCGCCTTGCTCGGCGCCGACCTCGTTGACGGCAGCGGCAACACGCTCGTCGATGGAAGTGGAAACACTCTGACCGCCTCATAGGACAACGACCATGGCCGACACCGCACTCGCCTCGATGACCGCAGCCTCCACGCTCGGCGGCACCGAACTCATCTACGGCACCCAGTCGTCGGCTGACGTGAAGATCACGGCCGCGCAGATCAAGACCTTGGCCGTGGGCGCCGGCACCGTTTCAGTCGCCAGCGGCAAGACGCTCACTGGCAGCAACAGCCTCACGTTGGCAGGCACGGACGGCAAAACGCTTACGCTCAGCAATAGCCTGACACTCGCCGGTACGGACGCGACCACCATGACATTCCCGGCCGTCAGTGCCTCGGTCGGCTACATGAATCTGCCGCAGAACTCCAAGTCGGCGGCCTACACCACCGTGCTGGGCGATGCCGGCGGCCACATCCTGCATCCCTCGGCCGACACCACGGCGCGCACGTTCACGATCGATGCCAATGGCACCGTGCCCTATCCGGTCGGTACCGTGCTCACCTTCGTCAACCAGAATGCTGCGGGTGTCGTCACCATCCACGTCACGACCGACACCATGCGGCTGGCGGGCGCCGGCACCACCGGGGACCGCTCACTTGCTGCCAACGGCATCGCCACCGCCATCAAGGTCACCAGCACGGAATGGCTGATATCGGGCACCGGCTTGACGTAGGAACTGACATGAGCGGCATTCTCAACGTTCTGCTAGGCGACAATGCTGCCGCGGGTGGCGGCGCCACTGGCAAGTCCATTGTCCTGGCCTCCGCCAGCAGCCAAAGCCTTTCTCGGACTTGGACGGCATCGCCGACCGACGGCAAGAAAATGACCGTTTCGTTTTTCGTAAAATGGGTCTCCATCACGGGTGATGCCATGTTATACGATGGCGGACCTTCGTCAGGCAGTCATCAGTCGAACTTTAAATCGGGCAGCTTTCAGTCGAATAAGATCGAGCAGGCTTGGTTTAATGGAACGACCACTTACAACGTTACGTCCAATTCGGGTTTCTCTGACACCACAACGTGGCACCACATTTGTATCGTGTTTGACAGCGCGCAAGCCACAGCCGCCAATCGCCTGATCATCTACATCGACGGGGTGGCAGAGTCGACCTACACCGATATTAATTATGCGCCGCAGAATTCCGACTATCAACTGACCGAGAGCGGCGTGACCTCGTGGATAGGCGCCGCCTTTTATGGCGCGGCATTAGCGAATGCCAAGTTGGCATACTACTATCTGATTGACGGTCAGGCGTTAGCTGCATCCAACTTCACAACCGGAACCGGCGCGGGCACCACTCATCCGAAGACCTATGCCGGTACCTATGGCACGAATGGGTTCTTCCTCAACTTCAACAACGACACCAACGATCAGAGCGGCAATGGCAACCATTGGACCGCCAACAACAGCCCCGCCTTCGACACGGATGTGCCAACATGACCACGACGCCGTTCACGACATTTGCCTATGCACCTACACGAGGCGCATCAATCCCGACCGGGGCAACTACACGCACGACGCCGGAACGCTTCGGTGACATCATCAACGTCAAGGACTTCGGTGCGCTGGGAGACTTCAGCCATGATGACTCGTCCGCCATCCAGGCTGCGCTAGCCGTCTCGTCGGCTAACAACACCATCTTCTTCCCGCCGGGTGGCTACAAGTGCGGCACTGCGATCAATATCGGCGTCGGTTCAGGCGGTCGCATCATCGGCTCGGGCGATGGTGCTACCTTCATCTTCGGCGATCTTCCCAACGGCTTCGTCTTCTATCAGAACGATGGCGATAACGGGCCGAGCGAGATCGGCCATCTCGGCATCAGCAACACCAGCACCAATGTTGGCACTGGCGCATTGCGAATTAGCAACTCGAGCGCCCACATCCACAACTGCGGCTTTCGCGGCATGATCCTCGTGCTGCTGCCGTTCAACATCTACGACATGATCATTGAACGATGCGGCGGCGTTTCAAACCAAAATGTAACGAATGGTACTGGCTATAACGGCACGCTCGGGATCGCCGGCTACGCCCCGCACGTATTCGGGTGCAGATCAACCGGACCATTCCAGACCTTCTTCCAGCTATGGGGATCAAATGGAGCGGCTTTGATCGGCAACGGTATCGAGAATTGCGAATGCTGCATGTTATTGGGAGCGCTAACCGGCTGGGCCAGTCATTGCACGGTATCTGGCGATATCCTGACTGTCGGCGGCACCCTCGGAACCAATGAGGCAACATTCGGCTACGGCGCTCAAGTTTATTGCAGTGGACTTCCATTAAAGACGTGGGGGTCGGACCCGATGGCCGACATAAGCGTCGGCACCGGCACTTATATAATTGCCAATGGAACAGGAACTGGAGGAGCAGGAACCTATCAGCTGAACACTGGTGGTCACTCGATCACAACCCCTGTTCCGGCGTGGTGTCGAGTAACGCGATCGATAGGATGCTATGTCGCGTCTCTACAAAACGAAGGCTGTCACTATGGCGTTTATCTCAATTCTGTTGGCGGCGGCATGATAACAGCCGCAGGGGGTAATTGCGCCACTGGCGAGGCCGTAACCCAGGACGGAAACACGGGCTGGAACCCGCACAGCGGTTTCTACATCAGGGGCGCAAGTTCCACTGTCATCTCAAATTGCTTCGGCAGTAATAACTGTGTCGGGGGCGCGTTTTATTTCGATCCCGTGCAGCCTACTTCCGGGCTCACACTCATTTCCTGTTCAGCGGCGGCGTCGGCGGCTGACGTTACGATGACTGCGTCCATAAGTAATGGGTCCGGCGGGGCCGGTACGATCCTCAACGTCACTGCGACTTCTTCGAATGGCCTTGCCATTGGCATGCCAGTCATCGGAACGGGAGTCACCGCAGGGACGTTCATCTCCGGCAGCACCGCGACCGATGGCACGCTGACTGGCTATAACAGTACCGGAACCTATCGCGTTAACAACTCGCAGTCCGTCGCCTCACGAACCATGACCTCTCCGTATGGTCCGGACTACATGTTGCCGACCTCCACGGAGGGATTTGCCGGACTGAAGTTCATCAGTTGTACATCGAGTCTCGGCGGCGGGAGAACGACATCGCTCGTGCTCGCCAACGTCTTCAACGCCCTGCCGGGGCAGGCTGGTGGGAGTCCTTATGTAATACTACTCGAGGGATTTGAGTACGACATCACGGACGGCGCCAAGTCAGGCGGCGGCAGCGCCCTCTTTGGCGACATCGTCGTGGGCGGCGGCTCACAGCACATCAAGGTGCGCTATAACGGGACCAATTGGACGCGCAGCGGCTAAAGACGAACGCCGCAAGCAGAACGAGTCCAGGCAAGCCAGCGCCAGCGATGGGACCGGGGACCGCGACAAGCGGGTCGGAAATTGTCAGAAAAGCCTGGGTCCAATTTGCGGTATTGCTGCCCAAATGTAGATAGACAGCGCCATCGCGGCCCGGAGTATCACCGTAGCGGGCATATTCAGCCCCGTACCCGGCATACTCGGTCGTCAGCGAGCCGTCGATGGTCGGCTGATAGCTGAGCCCCCCGTTGTAGGACTCCATATGACCGATCGTCACCTGATGCGTGTCATCGAAGAAATCGTTGTAGGCTGACAACGCCGGTAAGCCGGAGCCAAAGTCGTAGCTGTGCCCGTTGATGGTCAGGACGGCATCGATGACCGGGTTGAAGGAGGCGGTGCCGGCACAGTTGCAGTCGATGCCGGTCCAGACCACGGTGAAGGCTTCGCCCGCCAGGTTGCCGCCGGCAGGGCCGAAAAACCCGCCAAAGTCGATGCCGTAGACGGTTTCGTATGACGGGCCGATGATGGCCGGCGCGATAACGCCCGTCACCGTCACGGTGATTGTGCTCATGGTGATCTCCCTACCAGTCAGTTTGCCAACCGCCACCCAAGCGGGCCGGACTCGCCGTGTCAACGGCTAAAAATTAGACCTCGCCGGTAGGGTGCGTTGTGGCGGTCCTGTCCCCAGCCAAACTCGGCCCCAGCTGGTCACTGACAGAGCCGGTGGGGTCTTGGCAGCCCTGTCGTTAAATAGGTGAGCCGACCACGTTGCTTGGACGTAGCCGGCTCCGAACAGGGAATAGGTGCCGCCTAATCCCTGACCGTTGCGACCCTTTTACCGCAACGACCCGCCGAGGGCTAGGCACCTGAACCTCTCCAAGGAAGACGGCGTATTGCTGGCCGCCGACTAACCGCCGGAACCAAAAAGCCGGGCAACGCTGTCCCCATTGCGACCCGGGCCTGCGGACTGGGCAAACCCCAGGAAGGTAAAAGCTGTGGCGCGGTAGGCGGCCGAGCCACAGGCGACAGCCTAAAAAATGTCGCGCAGACGAGCATCGCTCGGGCCGGTCATCGGCAAAGGGCACCAAGTATGCGGGCCGCAGTATCGGCCTCCCCCTCGCAAGGGGCTGCAGTAAGGGCAAGGCCGGCAGGCCAGCAAGCCCATACGCAGGCAGAAAGGGGTAAGCTATGGGGATCTGAAAATGGCCTCTGCTATTTTGGCGATCGAGCGAGCAATTCGCGAGGCCAGGAAGGCCTATCAGTTCAACCCCAGTTCCTACACCTACTGGACTTACGCTGAGTGTCTGACTGCGATGGCGGTGCTTATCGAGCCTTCGTGGATCGACCTCTACCTCGACTATGCGCTCGAGGTTCCCGAGCAGGACGAGCCTTCCGCCGCCGCCTAATTGCTTAGGTGCGTTGTCCCGACCCTCCCTCCCCAGCAACCCTCCCCGCCCACGTACCGCCGCACGAAACGCGGCGCGGCACGCCCGCCGTCAAGGGGTGAATTGCGCCGTCGCTGGGCGAAACCGCGATTTGGACGGGGATTATATGGCAGACGAACCTACCGTCGTGGATGTCGACGTCTCGGACGAGGATCTGTTCAACGAGGCCAAGGCGGATCAGGCTCCCGAGCCTCAAGTCGCCGTAGCCGCGACGGACGAACCCCCGCCTGAACCCGGCGATCAACCGCGCGACGAGCACGGCCGGTTTGCGCCCTCGGTCACAGCCGAGGGCAGGCCCAAGGCCGGGGACACCCCCGCGCCGACGGACGCAACGCCGCCCCCTGCAGAGCCACCTCCGGAGACCGACGGCGGACACATCCCCGCCTGGCGGCTGCGCGAGGAGGCCGAAAACCGTCGTGCGGCCGAGGCCCGCGCCCTACAGTACGAGCGTGAACTCGCCGAACTGCGGCGCAATCCGCCGAAGCCCGCCGAACCACCAAAACCTCAGGAAACACCCGACCCGCTGCTCGATCCGGCCGCCTTTCAGGCGCACATGCGGAACGAGTGGCAGGAAGCACTCAAAGCCCAGGCTGGCGATATCAGCCTGCGTTATGCGCGCCGGGCCAATCCTGAGCGGTTCGACAAGGCCTACGCGGAGGCCAAAAATGCCTCACCAGCCGACCGCGCCAGGATTCGGGACGCTCCCGATCCGGGCGACGAACTGCTGGCCTGGTACTCCGAGCGTGAGGCCATCCGCGAAGTCGGTCCCGATCCCGCTGCCTACAAGCAGCGGATTCTGGACGAGGCATTGAAAGACCCGGCGTATCTGGCGAAAGCCGCCGCCGCTCTGCGCCTCTCGGTCGTGCCATCGACCGGCAACGGTTTACGCCAGCCTTCCCCCGTCCGCCTGCCCCCATCCCTCAACGGCATCACTCCGTCCGGCGCCGCCATCGCTGGCGACGACGACACGGACATGTCCGACGAGGCCATCTTCCGGCACGCGACAACCGGCCCGCGGCGCTAGCCCGACCGGTAGGAAAGGATCAGGGCCATGGCCCTTAGCACTCCGCAGACCAATAATATC